GCTACTGGTGAAAAATTAAACATTGGTGTTTGCTTTAGGGATTCGTCAGGAAGTTCATATATTCAGGTATTGGAATACTTTGACAGAATAAACTGCCTCTACTCTCAATCGGCTGTGTTACATCTCCGTCTTGCTTGTGAAGTAGCTAAAGAAGCAGTAATGCTAAACCAATATGTAGAAATGGCGAATATCAGTGGAGTAACTTTCGTTTCTAAAGGATTTGCTCAAGGGAAATCCTCGGATGATATCTTATCTTCTTTATTTTCAAATGTCGTTCCGTTAGCAGTGCGTAAATCAAAGCCTAAAGAAAAAGCGTACTATCCGATTAGCAGGGAACGGTTGTATAACATTATGGATGGGCATCTGAAAAACACTCTAGAATACAATGAATATTTTGAGATGATAGAACCCACACCGGTAAAACGAGTAAACCTTGGAAATCAGGTTCAGTCTTTATTTTTACCGTACACGGCTGGGCGCTCAATTGGAACAATTGCATCTGCCGCATATGCTGATGAAAATACAGCTAAATGTCATTTGTATGACGCTCAAAGAGATATTGCTTTAGCTCTTGGTAATTATACCGAATACTCTTCGGGAGCGATCTTCATTCTTTCACCAAATAACGATTTAAAAGTTGAGAAAAGAGATCAGGTTGATTCTGAAATTGATAAGTTTTGCTGGTATTTGAGAACATTATCGGTCTATACAGAGGTTGATAGCGAGCCTGTGCGTTTAGCAGATAAAGCTGCTCATTGGTATAAGAAAATTGCAGCATAACACCTGACACCTTATCTCCCTCATAAAGGCCACCAACGGGTGGCTTTATTATTGCTAGTATCAGGACTGCTGCACTTTACATTGTTATTGTGCTCTGGGCTTACTCATGTAGAGGTTGCCTTGGAGGGATGTCGTACGGGAACAATCCATCAGGGACCAGTTGTCGCTCTAGCTCAATCGGAACGATAAACCAAGAAGGATAGCCACGGTTAATCGGATATCCTTTGTTCAAAGTTCCATCATTTTCAATGTGACCATTCCAGCGCATTGCTAGGACTTTTTCTGTTCGTCCATCGGCTTCATCATCCCATTCTATCCACGCAAGGGTGAATCCTTTGGGGCCGTTGTTAACGATTACTTCAATAAGCTTTCTGAATTTGTTTTGCGGAGAAGTGACATCTCCAGGGCAGATCATTTTTTGGTTCCAGTACTTTGAACAAAAACAAGGTACGTCATTTTCTTTACACATATTAATCTCCTTGCACATCAACACAATCGACCATTCAATATGTTAGGTAGAGGTAAATCATGGCAACACAGGACTGGGAAACCATCGAGACGGTATTCCTGGACGGCCTATTGTTTATCTACGCTACTTGGCTGCCTATGGTCGCAGGTAATGGAATCAATACTTCCCAGAAAGGCTGCTGATTAAATGTCGTTCCTGCCCAGTAGTGTTCAATTTGATAGGTATAGACGAGGCAGCTATTGCTATTGTTCAAAAGAGTCATATCCCCTCTATGAATCAGATTGTCATCCGCCTCTATCTCATAAATTGGAACATTAGCGTTTCTATACTTTGCTCTGAAAGCCATGGCACCTTTTAATGATTCGCAAGCAAAAATACACTCGTACCGCGAAGGTGCATTAGGGTGCATTGCTCTCCTATAGAATTCAAGGCCCCAGTCAATCGAATAGCTAATCTGTCCAGCTATGGCACTGGCGGAAAGGAAATAGCCATCGCCATGCTTTGATACTCCACGTGGGAATAGACTTGTAACCATGTTGTGCAACTCGATTGGCTGAATAGATGGTGTGATTGGCATGGCGACCATCCCCGGTGAGTAATAATTACCTGAGTCAACTGTGTAATAAGTAGTCATAAAAATCCCAAGAAAATAATGGCATTCACCGACGAACAAGCAATGTTTTGTCGCGAGCACCTCATCGATTTAAGTCAATAATATCTACCCTCTAACTCATAAACACCAGAGGAACTTATGGCAAAACCGGACTGGGGCGAGCTTCAGCAACGGTTCCTGTCCGATCATGCCACAACCGGCGTATCACCGAAGGATTGGTGTAAAGCGCAGGGACTGAACTACGCTACCGCCCGTCGATATATCAAAAAACCATCTGCGCAAACTGCGCAAAAAACTGCGCAGAAGAAATTGCGCACTGCGCAAAAGGAAAGTTGCGCAGAAGAGTTGGTGGACGATGACGGTCTTACTCTTCAGCAGCGCCTATTTGTCGCGGAATACCTGAAGGACAACAACGCCACGCAGGCCGCCATTCGCGCTGGATACAGCAAGAAGACTGCTGAACAAATTGGTTATCAGCTGCTTCAGAAAACTTCAGTTGCGCAGGCCATTGCACAGCAGCAGAAAGCGTCCATTGTGCGCACGCTTGGCAGCGCTGATGAAGTGCTTGAGCAGATGTGGCGCCTGGCCACCTTCGATGCCAACCAGCTTTCGCAGTATCGCCGCGGGAGCTGCCGTTACTGCTGGGGCTTCGGTCACCAGTATCAATGGCGTGATGCTGTGGAGTACGAAGAGAAGCGACTTGAAGCGCTAGAGCACAAACGCCGCGAGCCTCTCGATGTTGGCGGCTACGGTTACGACCATACCAGCGCGCCTAACTCTGAGTGTCCCCGCTGCAATGGTGATGGCATTGGCCAACCGTTCTTTGCTGATACGCGCAAACTGGCACCGGATGCTGCGCTTGCCTATTCCGGCGTGAAGCTCGGTAAAAATGGCGTAGAGATAACCGCCATCAGCCGAGAACGAATGTACGAGGCTGTGATGAAACGCCTCGGCCTGGCTGACAGTGAATTTGCTCAGCGCCTGCAGCAGATTGAAATCGAGCGCCGGCAACTGGAAGTAGAGAAACTACGTAAAGAGCTGGCTGCAGATCCAGAAGATGACGAGCCAACGCCAGTTTCAATCAATATCAACGTAGTCGATGCGCGAGTGAGGGAAGAGGATGGCGATAGCTCCGACGCTTAACATCCCACAGGCTTGTTTTCTGGCTATGCGGCAAAAATTCAAAGCCTATGTAGCTGGCTTTGGATCCGGTAAGACGTGGGTTGGCTGCGGTGGAATATGCAAAGGGTTCTGGGAGTTCCCCAAAATAAACCAGGGCTATTTTGCCCCGACCTATCCTCAGATCCGCGATATTTTCTATTCCACGGTGGAAGAGGTTGCTCACGACTGGGGACTGAAAGTCAAAATCGTTGAGAGCAACAAAGAGGTCCATTTCTACAGTGGCCGCCAGTACCGCGGCACGACAATTTGTCGTTCGATGGAAAAGCCGGACACGATAGTCGGCTTTAAAATCGGCAATGCGCTGGTGGATGAGCTCGACGTTCTGAAAGCGGATAAGGCGCGTCAGGCGTGGCGAAAAATAATCGCGCGTATGCGTTATAAGGTTGATGGTCTGCGTAACGGCATTGACGTCACCACAACGCCTGAAGGATTTAAGTTCGTCTATAACCAGTTTGTTAAGGCTGTGAGGGAAAAGCCTGAACTGAGGTCGATGTATGGTCTGGTACAGGCTTCGACATTCGACAACGAAAAGAACCTGCCGGATGACTATATTCCTTCGCTCCTGGCAAGTTACCCGCCGGAATTGATCAAGGCATATCTGAAAGGCCAGTTTACTAACCTGACCAGCGGCACCATTTATCATCAGTTCGACAGGGTGCTGAATAATTCCAGTGAGGAAGAGCAGCCAGGTGAAGCGCTGTATATCGGGATGGATTTCAACGTCGGGAAGATGGCCGGGATCGTCCATGTATTGCGGCTCGGCTTACCGCACGCGGTAACAGAGATTATCAACGCTTACGATACGCCCGACATGATACGCATCATAAAGGAACGTTTCTGGCTGTATGCCGACGGTGACTACCGCAAGGTCCGCGAGCTTTATATTTACCCGGATGCCTCTGGTGATTCCAGGAAGTCAAACAACGCCAGCAAAACAGATATTGAGCAGCTCCGACAGGCCGGATTTAACGTCATCGTTGATGATGCTAACCCGCCGGTAAAGGACCGCATCAACTCCATGAACGCTATGTTCTGCAATGGTAATGGCGATCGCCGTTACAAGGTGAATGTGGCCCGTTGCCCGGTGTATGCCGACTGCCTGGAACAACAGGTGTGGGATAAAAACGGCGAGCCGGATAAAAAGAGCGATAACGATCACCCCAACGATGGCGCCGGTTACTTCATTGTGAAGCAATTCCCAATCGTTCGACCTGCATTCTCTATTTCACTGGACACGACATTCTGATGGCCAATAACGATATTACTTATGTTCGCCCTGAGGTCAGGGCGGCGATGCCCGTGTGGAAAAAAATACGTGACGTGTGCAAAGGCGCTGATGCTGTAAAGGCCGGTGGTAATGATTACCTTCCTTTTCTGGATCCGTCCGATAAGTCTGCACGCAACAAAAAGCGCAATGCCGATTACATTCAGCGTGCAGTTTTCTACGCGATAACGGGCAATACAAAGGTTGGGTTATTGGGACTTGCATTCCGTAAAGACCCGACCATGACCGCGCCGGATAAGCTTAATTATCTTCGCGATAACGCCGATGGTGCTGGTGCAAGCATTTATCAGCAGTCCCAGCAGGTTACAGAAAATATTCTGGAGGCCGCGCGGGAAGGGCTCTATACGGATTACGCGGCTGAGACCGACGAGGCGATCATCCTTCGCTATCAGGCGGAAAGCATCATTAACTGGCGCACCAAACGCATCAATGGACGTGATCAACTGGTGCTGGTGGTTTTACGCGAGTGCATGGAAAAGGAAGATGGTTTTGCGTACGAGGATGAAATCCAGTATCGCGAACTGGCTCTGGAGAACGGAAAGTTTGTCTGCCGGGTGTGGCGAAAGGCAGCTGATGCAGGCTCTTTTTCCGTCAGTTCCGATTATCAGCCGAAGCCAAAAGGTGAGGAATTCTGGGATGAAATTCCCTTTACCTTTGTTGGTGCACAGAATAACGCCCCCACCATTGATGAGTCGCCTTTAGCTGCTCTCGTTGAAATCAACCTTGGACATTATCGTAATTCGGCAGATTACGAAGACAGCGTATTTTTCTGCGGTCAGGTGCAGCCGGTGATTTCCGGACTTGATACAGCATGGCGCGACTGGCTGCAGGATAAGGGGATCCGTGTCGGTTCGCGTTCTCCTTTCCTGCTGCCGAAGGAAGGGAGTTTTACCTATGCTCAGGCGCAGCCAAACACCCTGGCTAAAGAGGCAATGGACAGTAAACGCGATTATTCTGTTCAACTGGGCGCCCGGCTCATCGAGCAAAACAGCGCTGTTAAAACCGCCACGCAATCGAGCGGTGAACAAACTGCTTCCACATCGGTGCTCGGCATTTGCGTTTCCAATGTCTCGGAGGCCTACACGCTGGTGCTCGGCTGGTGCGCCAGATATCTCGGCATTAAAGACGAGAGCTACCGTTACAACATCAATCAGGAGTTCATTGCCAAAGTCGCTGAATCCGGCATGGTAACGGTAATCGTCAATGCCTGGCAGTCTGGTGCGATTCGCGACACGGATATGGTCAGAGCATTGCAGAGGCTTGATCTGATAGATCCCGCTGATGACCCTGAAACTGTCATTGACGCCATTCGTAACGGCGCGCCTAACCTGATTGGTGGCAATAATGGCAACGGCGAATGACAAACTGCAGGATGAATCCGTAGCCCACGCTATATGGGTGAGTCGCTACAGTACCGGCGTTGCCAACAGGATGATAAAAGTCCTGAATGACAGCGACGCCGAACTTACCGCCCGACTGCTGGTGGCTATTGATACGCTGGACGCTGAGAGCTTTACCGTTTCGCGTCTGGAAGCATTACTGGTAAGCGTCAGGGCGATAAACAAGGATGCCATTCAGTCGGTGTATGCTGCTCTTACTACCGAGCTGCAGGAACTGGCGAAGCACGAAGCTACTTTTCAGATGAGCCTCTTCCAGTTTGCTATTCCCGACGATGTTCTTGCTCTTCATCCGCTGGTGGGAATCTCCCCGGACGCGGTTTATGCCGCGGCGATGGGGCGTCCATTCCAGGGGCGTTTGCTGAGCGAATGGGCCAGCAATCTCGAAGCTGATCGAATGGCGCGGATATCCAATACGGTGAGGCAGGGATTCCTGCTGGGCGATACACAGGAGCAAATCGCAAAAAAGGTCCGTGGCCATGCTAATCGTGGTTACCAGGACGGCGCGCTGCAGATGAGCCGGGCCAATGCAGCCAGCATTGCAAAAACGGCAGTAGGACATCTTGCATCGACAGCCCGACAAAGCTTTGCGGCGGCGAACGACGACATTCTGAAGGGTAAGCAGTGGTTATCTACTTTGGATAACCGGACATCGAAAGATTGCCGAATTCGCGACCGCCTCAAGTACACGCTGGGTAACAAACCGATAGGGCACAAAGTGCCTTATTTGCAGGGGCCGGGGAAAATCCACTTTTGCTGTCGTAGCACCGAAACTTACATCCTGAAATCGTCCGAGGAATTGGGTATCAAAGTTGGCGAAATCAAGGACAGCTCGCGCGCCAGCATGGATGGACAGGTTCCGGCTGACACGAATTACCAGGACTGGTTCTCCCGGCAGTCGTTCACGCGACAAGCTGAGGTTGTCGGAGAAACGCGCGCCAGACTGATTCGTGACGGCGGCATGTCTCCAGATGAATTCTACAACGACAGGGGCGAGTGGCTGACGCTGGAGCAGTTGCGCTTAAAGGATGAGCAGGCATTCAGGAACGCCAGAGTTTAATCAACAAACATTCTTCAATCAGGCTGCCTTCGGGCGGCCTTTTTTATTGGGCCAGGCCCACAGTAACTATCCCAAGGGGACAACATGCTTATTCGTAACATGCTCATTAAATATTATTCGGCAGCTGGTGGTGAAGGTGGTGATGGCGGTGGCTCCGGTGGTGGTGCGACTGAGATTACGCCGGATATCCAAAAGCTGATCGATGAGCAGGTCAATGCTCAGGTCTCTGGCCTGAAAAACAAAAATAGCGAGTTACTCGGAAAGCTTAAAGAGTCCACTGAGTCGCTTAAGCGTTTTGATGGTATTGACCCCGATGCGGTTAAAACCATTCTCCAGCGTTTTTCCGACGATGAAGAGGCGCAACTGATTGCCGCCGGGAAAATTGACGAGGTACTGGACAAACGCACTGAGCGGTTACGTGCTGATGTTGATAAGCAAATCAAAGCCGCGAATGAACGCGCTGATAAAGCCGAAGCGTTCTCCAGTAAATTTCGGGATCGTGTTCTCGGTGATGCTATTCGCGGTGCCGCGATAAAGGCGGGCGCATTGCCGGAAGCATCCGACGATCTCATTCTCCGTGCCAAAGGTACTTTCCAGCTCAACGATGATGGCGAGGCCGTAGCAGTTGATGCAAATGGCGATGTTCTGTTCGGTAAAGACGGCAAAACACCGCTCACCCCTGCTGAGTGGGCTGAATCCCTGAAAGAGACGGCCCCGCACCTGTTCCCACGTGCCGAAGGCACCGGTGCTGGTGGTTATAAACCAGGTGGTGGCGGTAGCAGCCTGAAGCGTTCAGAAATGAGCTCAAGCGATAAAGCGGACTACATTCGCAAACATGGCCAGCAGGCCTATCTCAAATTGCCTAAGTAAGGACTAATCAATGTCTACGACTGTAAATACCGACCTGATTATCTATGACGACCTCGCGCAGACTGCGTTTCTTGAGCGTCGCCAGGATAATCTGGAAGTCTTCAACGCCGCCTCAAACGGCGCGATCATTCTCGATAACGAGCTGATCGAGGGTGATTTCCGTAAGCGCACTTTCTATAAAGTCGGCGGCTCTATCGAATCGCGCGACGTTAACTCCACTGACCCGGTAACGGGTAAAAAAATCGGTGCCGGCGAATCTGTCAGCGTCAAGGCACCGTGGAAGTATGGCCCGTATGAAACCACTGAAGAAGCGTTTAAACGTCGTGGTCGCGATGTAAGCGAATTCTCTGAGGTGATCGGCGTCGACGTCGCTGATGCAACGCTTGAAGGTTATATCAAGTATGCACTTCAGGGGCTTGTGGCAGCCATTGGCGCAAATGCTGATATGACGGTTTCAGCGGATATTGCCACTGATGGTAAGAAAACTCTGACCCGCGGCCTGCGTAAATACGGCGATAAATTTAACCGTGTTGCGCTGTTCGTTATGCATTCCACGACCTATTTCGACATTGTTGATCAGTCTATCGACAACAAAATCTACGAAGAAGCGGGCGTGGTGGTTTATGGGGGCCAGCCAGGCACGCTGGGTAAACCTGTACTGGTAACCGACACTATGCCTGTTGATGCGATTCTGGGGCTGGTGGCCGGTGCGGTATCCGTAACGGAATCGCAGGCTCCGGGTTTCCGTTCTTACGACATCAACAACCAGGAAAACCTCGCAGTAGGTTATCGCGCAGAGGGTACGGTTAACGTTGAGTTGCTGGGTTACAGCTGGGATGAAACGAAGGGCGCTAACCCTGACCTGACCAAAATCGGGACTGGTGCGAACTGGAAAAAACATTTCACCAGTAACAAATCCACTGCAGGTGTACTGATTAAGCTGGAAGCCCCGGCGGGGGAGTAACCCTGTCAGTGGATAAAACTTCCGCAACTGCTGACAGTACCGACGCGGTGACCGTTTCGCTCAAGTACATCAGAAATGGTGCCGGAGTCTCAGGGGCATCTGTGGCGTGGGCGTCTACTGGCGGCACGCTAAGTGCTTCGACGTCACAGACAGGATCTGCTGGTGGCTCGACAGTGAAACTCACCTCTGATACGGCCGGCTCCTTCACGGTGACGGCTACCGTTGACGGCGTGGTGAAAACAACTGAAGCGATCGCGTTCACTGCTCCAGCGGGTGGTTAACTGATGGGGCGAAAGCCCCGTTTCTTTTGGTGAGGATCCGATGACCGTTTATATAACAATCCAGGATGTTGACGAGTTGCTGGGGGATACCTGGGCTGCCGCCGACAAAAAGGGTAAAGCCGTGCTACAGGCAAATACCTGGATGACGGCGCTGAATCTTCAGGATATCGAGCCGGAGGATATCCCCGAAGAAGTTAAGCAGGCCGGAGCGTTTATCGCTTCCGTAGCCGCTGCAGGCAATCTGTATCAGCAAAAAACAGATTCCGGCGTGGTGACGAGCAAAAGTGTCGAGGCCGATGATGTGAAGGTTTCACGCACTTTTGCCGAGCTTTCAACCACCAGCACTGAATTACTCGATCCTGATTTGCAACTGGCGCTGGATATGCTCAAGCCGTGGATGATTAACCCTTTCCAGACGTTCTTTGTGAGGGCGTGATATGTCCGATTTGAAGGTGGTCCCATTTCAAAAGCCAAGCCATCACAACATCGATAATGATCAGGTAATTCGCTTACTGAAACAAGCTTTGACGCATGCTGAAAATGGCGGCTGCCACAGCGTCGCAGTGATACTACTTGATGATGAGGGTAACGCTATTGATTGCTGGCATAACGGCGGCCGACCTTATGTGATGGTTGGCGCTATGGAGTCGCTTAAAACCGAATTTATCCATACCCACATTGAGCGGCGGTAAGGAGGTAACATGCAAAATTCAGATGTGCATTATGCCGGTGACGGGCTCGGCCCTCGCGATGTGTTTGTGAATGGAAACCCGATCAATCATGTCGTTTACGCAAATCCGGCAAAGGGCGTTGTTGAGTTTGCATCTCATCCACTCCGGGCTAAACGAAATGGTGAAATCTATACCCGCAACCTTCGCGGCACTGTGATCGTTACTTTTCGTCAGGGCGGTGGTGAAAATAATGGGCATTCGTGATGAGTTGCAAACCGAAGTCGCCGTGGCGTTCGATACCGAGCTGCAGGATGCGGTAAAAGACTTCGCTGGCAGTTACACCGTTCGCGGTGCATGGGATCCTGTCACGGAAACCGGCAGTGAAACGGTGGTGACCTATTCAGGGCGCGGGGTTCTGGCGCGGTACAAGCTACGCCGTATCGATGGCGTTAACATCCTGCATGGTGACCTGAAATTAACCGCCCTGGTTAACGAGGTGACTGATAAGCCAGCAGTCGGGCACTTTATCACTGCGCCGGATCCTATTACTGGAACACTCCAGCGCTACGAGGTTATAACGGCTGCCGCAGATTCTGCCGGAGCTGCGTACTCCATTCAACTGCGGAGGGCGTGATATGGCTAAAGGCTGGAATATTGACCCGGCAGCATTCGCGGGGCTGGTGGCCGAGGATGTCAAACTTCGCCAGAGAACGATCGCTATTCAGTTGCTGAATGAAATCGTTCAGCGATCGCCGGTCGGTAACCCTGAGCTTTGGGCCATCAACGCTACTGCTGTTCAATACAACAAAGCAGTGGGTGAGTGGAACGAGTCTCTCTATGCCGACCCTGCGAACCTGACGAAAACCGGGCGGCTCAGGAAGAAAGTCCGCGTTAACGACAGCATGGATATCCGGCGCCCGGCGGAATACCGCGCAGGCACGTTCAGGGCTTCGCATTTCGTCAGCCTTGGTTCTCCGGATTACTCAGTGCCAACTGAGCCGGATCCGCGGGGCACGATGACATTTCTCAACGGCAAAAATATCATTGACCAGGCTCCGGCCTATTCGGTGTTGTATATCCAGTCAAACCTCCCATATTCCGTGCCGCTGGAGAATGGTCACTCAACGCAGGCGCCGACAGGCGTCTATGCCGTCTCGTTTAATGGTGTGATTCAGGCCTACAAATGACCCTTACAGAAATCAGAAACGCTGTCATTTCACGAATGACGGCGCAAACAGCTATTGCCTCCGATGCGGTGGACTATCCCAACGGGCCGATATTTGACCCGAGCGGCCGCGATATCTGGGCACGCTTCACCAATATTTCAGGGCAGGCGGGAGCCAACGAAATCGGGGCCGGGCCGGTAGTCCATCGAACCGGTGTACTCATCATTCAGCTATTTGTTCCGGTCGGTTCCGGCACGCTGCTGATATCTCAAACCGCAGACCAGCTTACGCAGCACTTCGAATTCCAGAATGACGGGCGACTGAGTTACTTCGCTGTATCAGCGGTCCCGGCGGGCGAGGCCGACGGCTGGTCCCAGATAAACCTTCAAATTCCCTATCGCGCTCTGTAGCGCACAATAACAGGAGGCTCCTGTGAGTTCAGGCGCAAAAGTAGTTACCGCGTTTATTCGCGAAACCACCCCGGGTGTTACACCTACCGTTGGCGTTTGGGATCTGCTTCGGCGTGCCTCATTCGGCCTTGCTCCAACCCAGAACACCAACGACAACGACGAAATCGGCGGCGACCGAATGACGCAAGGCGTGTCACGCGGAACTATTGATGTTGGCGGCGATGTTGGCACCAAATTCCGCTGGAACCAGCACGATGCTTTTCTGGCGAGCTGCTTTGGTGCTGAATGGCTGAACAATGTGCTCACAATGGGTAACAGTCGCATTACGTTCTCAGTAGCGTCCTACGCTGAAGATGTGGGCATTGCGCAGATTGCCCGCGGCTGTCAGGTCGCAACCCTGCAGATCGAAATCCCGAATGATGGCGATATCACGGCTACGGTCACGTTTGCTGGTCTGGACTGGGAAACGAAAGGCGACGATACCAGCTTCTTCACTGCCCCGACTGATAATGCTGGCGCGCTCCGTTATTCATTCAAGGAGGTTACAGCCCTTAGCCTGAATGGCGTTGCGGGTGGCAATGGGTTCTGCGTCGATACCTTCAACATCCAGTTTGACAACAATATGCAGACCCAGCGTTGTATCGGTACCGGTTCTGCGTTCGCCGGCGCAAACATTCCTACCACCTTCACACCATCCGGCCAGGTGACTCTGTCGTGGTCAAAAGCTGCGTGGGAGCTTTATAAGAAAACGTTCACTGGTGAAACGGTGCCGTTTAGCTTCACGCTGGAGAATGCTGAAGGCGCTTATACCTTCGACTTCCCGGAAGTGCAGATTTCCGGCGACTGGCCAGATGCTGGCAGCACTGACATTGTCCAGGTTCAACTCGATATCACGGCAGCCAATACGCCGCCTACGATTACGCGAGCGCCGAAAGTAGCCGCTACGGCCATCAGCGTAGCGCCACTCACATCATCCGGTGCGATTGGCTCAACTGTTAACCTGACCGCCACATTAACCCCAGCAGACTCCAGCGACACAGTTGAATGGACGTCTTCGGATCCGGCGATTGCCAGCGTGGCTTCAACCGGCCAGAAAACGGCGCAGGTCACGCGCAATGCTGCTGGTAGCGCGACCATTACCGGCAAAGTGCGGACCTTTACTGCAACGTCTGCAATTACCGTCACTGCCCCTTAATTTCCCTGACCCGTACCGCAGCACATCGCGGTTCGGGCTTTTTATGGAGCCTTTATGCTGATTATATCCACTCAAATTGACCTGAACGGCGAGCGTTGGTTTTTCCCCTACAAGAAGCCAGAGGGCAGTAAGAAGAAATTTACCCCAGAAGAAGAATCGCTGTTCAAACTTCGCCTGCTGGTGGCCAGCAGTGAGAGTCCAGAATATCGCTCTCGCAACGCTTTGGTGCGCCGCCACATCGATAAGATGGACGCAGGCTACCAGGTAGGAACAAAAGATTTTAACCTTGCCAGCGTGGGCGATATCGACTCTGTTGATGACTTGCTAATCGACAACGTCGCCCGGTTTCTGCTGAAAGGCTGGGAAGGTGTTGGTCAGTTGGTAGATGGCACCGAAGTCGCAATCGACTACACGCCAGAAATTGGGATTGTCATGCTGAAGCAGCACCCTGAGCTGTACTGGCGGATACTGGCCGAGGCTGCAAATATTGCTCAGGGTAAAGAGCTGCAGACTCAGGAAACCGTAAAAAAGCCCTCGAAGCGCAGGAATGGTTGAAGGAGTTCGGCGGAGAGCAGGGCGAAAAAGCAAAGTGGCGACGGGAGAAATTAAATCTCCCGCCAATCCCTGAGCCTGAAATCGACGCAGTCACTGGGGAGATCCTCAACGCTTACGCCATGATATCGCGCGGCAGGCAGTATGCCGGAATGGCCGGTGTGCCGCTCCCGTTGTCCCTGAGCGATATTGACCGCTATCTGGTTTCACGTTCGATTCTGATTGATCGTACCGAGTTTGACGCGGCGATACTCGCTCTAGACGATGCATGGCGCAATGAGTGGGCGACGGAGCAAAAGAGACGGGACAATACCAAATAGTCGTAGCATTGCGATGCACAATTCATGTGTTAGGATGTTTCTGATTGTAATTATGGGAAAACTAACTATGAAAAAAATGGTCGTAGTGGCATTAGGAGCAATGGCTTTAGTAGGCTGTACGTCGCCCAAATATAATTATGCCCCAACAACGCAAAGTTTAAGTGAACCGCCTGTAGGTTCAGTAAACACCTCCTATGTTGGTGACTCTTTGTTAAGTCAAGGCGTCTTAGCAAAATATGAAGGGATAAAAGTCACAGCGCCAGCCAGAGTTTCATGGGGTTATACAGTGACTCCAGGTAACCTGAAGAAGGTCGGTCAGGACGGAAAGTCCGAGTTCTATATGCCTACGGGAATGGCTGAATCTGCGAATGTTCAGAAAGCTGCGTTAGCTGATATGTGGCAGGCACTGATGGTTAAGGAAGGCACTCGGACGCTTTGTGTCATTACCGTCTTCTCAGTATCTACTTGCGAAGACAATATGCCAATTGAGAAAACCAATCTTAATATTAGTTCTTCTAACAACTTCCAGCAGACGTTGCTTTATAATGGGCGCGTAGGTAATAAAATTAACATTGGCTACCGTGAGTCGTCATCTGATATGGCAAGACCAGCGTTTAACAACGATGTGGAATACGACTTATCAGAATCTAAGGTTATCGGCTATAAGGGAGCTAAAATTGAAGTCCTTGAAGCTACCAACCAGAGCATCCGATACAAAGTAATTAGTAACTTTAGATGAGATGATTTTTTAGTAATAAACCAGGCCCACTTGAGTGTGCTTTTTGCTGGCGGAGGGTAGGTGTGTGGAGCCGATTTTTGGATTTTTACTCTTTGGTTTAGCGGTCGTTGTGGTAACAATTGTTGCTGCAAAGCGTAACGGGGTGGGTATTGGCATTCTCTACCTCATTGGCATGTGTGCAATAGGTTTTGGATTGGTAGTGTTGACATCCAACATTACTCACGGGAATGGCATAGCAGCAGGGTTTGCGGCTTTTATTTCTCCTGTACTGGGATTGCTGGTGGCATTGTCATCTTCTACATCAGAAAGACGCGCTGTTTTAAATGGCGAGTCAGGAGAGTACAAAAAATGTCCTTTTTGTGCTGAGTCTATCCGGAAGGAAGCCATTAAGTGTAAGCACTGCGGCAGTGATCTAAAAGAAACAACCTAAGTTGAATGAGCCCACTCAGGTGGGCTTTTTATCATTGTTTAAAAATTCCTAGCCCGCCTAATCGGCGGGTTTTTTATTGCCCGGAGAAAGGTAAATGACTGAACAAACATCACGCCTTGCGATTATTCTCGACAGCTCCGGGGCTGAAAAGAGCGCAGATAGTTTAGCCAGTGCTCTAAACAAAATAACGGCAGAGGGTGAAAAAGCTGAGTTCGCAACGGATAACCTTTCCGCAGCTACTAAGGACCTGAATTCCTTTCTTAAAGTGGGTCCGAAGCATGCCAGTGACAATGCGAAGGCGACGAAGGAACAGCGAGAAGAGATCGAACGACTGCTGGATAAGCTTGACCCTACGTCAAAGGCGTTTGATGAACTCGATAAAGCTATGGAGCGGCTGAAAAAGGCAAATCTATCTGGTGTGCTGGGGGCTGAGGAATTCACCCACTACAGTTCTATTATCGATCAAACTCGCAATCGTCTTCAGTCTGCTCAGAATGAGTTGACTGGGTATACGCAGGCCCAGAGAGAAGCAGCGAAAGCAGCTCAGGATTCAGCAGCGCAACAGGCACAGCAGGAACGAGTTCTTTCTCAATTACAGGCTCGCCTTGATCCAGTCACTCACGCATTACAGGCTCTGGACGAGCAACAGCGGCAGATCTTCGAGTATACGTATAGTGGTGCGCTCAGTATCCAGCAGTATGACGCCTACAGCGCAAAAATTGCCGAAGCCCGTCGGGAATTGAACGGAGAGGCGCAGGCAGAACGTGATGCAGTAAAAGCACAGGAAGAACAGCGCGCATCATTGCAGCGATTAGTCGGCCAGCTCGATCCTTTCTCAGTAGCACTTGATAAAATCAAGAAACAGCGAGCTGAACTGTCGGCAGCCAAAGACGCCGGGCTGCTTACGCCTGAATACCACGCAGAGCTTTCGAATAAGCTGGATTTGACGGAGAAAGGGCTCAATCAGGTCAGCAATGAAATGCGGTATGGGGCCATCTCGGCAGGGCAGTATAAAAATGCCATGCGGTTACTCCCCGCGCAGTTGAATGATATTGCTGTTGGCCTGGCTGGTGGTATGCCTTTATTCACTATCTTCATGCAGCAGGGTTCGCAGATCGCTGATTCGTTTGGCGGTTGGGGTAATCTTTTCGAGATCATAAAACAGCAGTTGCTGGGGGCCGGAAATGCCGCCGATGAATCAAGTGATTCCCTGTCAGATAACGCTAACTCATTGTCTGAAAATGCAGAGAATGCCAAAAAACTCACTGGCTTCCTGAATCCCATGACTATCGGAATCGGTGCTCTTGTTGCCGTTGTGGGTACTCTCACATATGCCTGGTATAAAGGGAGTCAGGAGCAGCAGGAATTCAATAATTCTCTTGTTCTCACCGGGAATGTTGTAGGGAAAACGACAGGACAGCTCGCTGATATGGCCAAGGCTATCGCCGACAGTACCGGGAATCCTACGGCGGTTGCCGCCCAAGCCCTTAATCGGATTGTTTCTGGCGGGAAAATCGCGGCAGATTCAATGCAGTCGGTAACTGAGGCTGTTGTCGCAATGAACGATGCGACCGATGAGTCTATCGATAGCATGGTGGCGGACTTTGAGAAAATCGCTCAAAACCCGGTGGCTGCCATCGGCGAGTTGAATGATAAATATCACTTCCTTACTCTAGCGACCTATAACCAGATAAAAGCATTGCAGGATGAAGGAAATCAGCAAGATGCAGCGAGACTGGCGACAGAGACATATGCTGCAACTATGAAGCAGCGTGCAGATGAGATTGCTGAAAGTTTGGGTGCCTTACAGTCAGCATGGAAATGGCTCGGCGACGAGGCCAAAGGCGCATGGGATGCAATGCTCAATATTGGTCGTGAACAGACTCTCGATGATAAGTTAGCGACGTTGAATGAAAATATTGCTGATGCGCAGAAAGGATTCAAGGAAGGTGGTTTTTGGAATGGATTTAATGCCAAGTTCTCGAATCTTCCTGAAATGATAAAGCAACGTGACGCTATACAGTCACAAATTACCTCAGAGGGAGCATTAAATGATGCAATTAACGAATATAACAAAAAACAGCAAGAGGGAATCAAAGCCCAAACTTATATCAATACGCTGACTGAACAGACATTAACTAACGCCCAAAAGCGAACCAGGGAACAGGATAAGTTAACCAAAGCTCTGGAAAAAACCAGGGCGGCCGGCACGTCAATAAGCGCAGAGGAAGAGTCCAGACTTCGCGCCAATATCAATGAGAAGTACAAAGACCCCAAAACACCCAAAACGCCAAAGGGAAAAACCTATACCGAGGACGCAGCAACTCGGCTGCTCTACCAGATAAACCAGCAAACCGCCGCTATGCAGTCCCAACTGGATGCCAGTGACAAGCTGAACAGCGCAACACAGGCGCGGGTTAAGTTCGAACAGCAGATCGCTGACCTCAAGTCTAAAACGCAGCTCACAGCTGACCAGAAGTCTATTCTTTCCCGTTCTGACGAAATCCTGCAGGCCTACAAGCAGCAGGAGGCGTTACAAAACTCGGTTAAGACTCTGGACGACTATCGGAAGATGCAGGAGCAGGTTAAGACTAAGGATGAAAAGACCAACGATCTGCTTAAAACCCGTCTTGAGCTTCTGGAAAAGGCAAAAGCAACCGGGCAATTGAAACCCGGTGAGTACGACAAGACCCGGGCAGACATATACAAAAATACAGACAACCAACTGCCATCTACAGTGCGCAGCGTTGTGGGCAATACCACGCCGACTGGTGGACAACTGTCAGGCACATATGGAGGAATGCAGCAGCAATACAGCCAACTCGACCAGGCCCAAAAAGATTTGGACGCCTGGCTTTCACGGCAGGAGGAGGCATATGCCAAGGCTGGTGTCATAACGGCAGAAGGCGAAGCCAGGATGCAAAAAACTCGCACCGATGCTGCAAACGCTGCTGCGGTTATAGAGGCCCAAAAAGACGCCATCATTACCAGTACTACGCAAAGCATGATGGATAGTGGATTGAGTATTCTGGCCGATGGTTTTGGTCAGCAATCCGGCATTTACAAAGCAGCTTTCGCAGCCAGTAAAGCCTATGCGATTGCACAGTCCATGGTAGCGATCAACGCTGGTATTGCACAAGCTGCAAACATGCCGTTTCCATCAAACTTGATTGCAATGGCATCTGTGGCAGCGCAAACCGCGAGCATCGTTTCCAATATCAAGGCTGTTGCGGATACAGGGTTTGCTTCCGGTGGTTATACCGGTCCCGGTGGGAAGTATCAGCCAGCCGGCATTGTCCACAAAGGCGAGTATGTCTTTGACCAGGCGTCAACGAACCGGATCGGCGTCACTCAACTTGAAGCGTTGCGAAATGGTCAGCCGCTGGATGCGACGCTAGGTCGTTCTGGATTTGGTACCGGAGTGCAGAATGTCAGCAGTAGCCAGAAGACGGTCGTTCACGCACCAATAGTGCAGAACAATAATCTGCAGGGCATTACACCGGAACAGTTGTCCTCAACGCTTAACCAAAACAACGGATTAATGAGTAAGCAGCTATCAAAGCAAATCAAATCCGAAATGGCCGGTGAGGTTATTAGCCCAAAGGGTGAGTTTGGAAAGGCGTTGAAAAGTCGATATGTGAGAGGATACAAGGAATAAAAGGCCAGGGCTCTGGCCTTATGGCTCACTCTTTACTTATTTCGTTTTCTAAATCTGCAACGGCTCTTTTTAAGAACGCCAGTGTTCTCTTGCGAATCTCTTTTCGTAATTCTGCTCTAGAATCAATAAACTCATCAATAGTAATGACGATATCGGCAGTATTAATTCCATACCGTTCGTTGGCCTCATCGTCCTCAGATATCGTTAATCCGTAAAGAGTGTTCTGATCTTTTGTTTCGTGAAGAGTACGGTATTCCATAAATCCTCCAGAGGTTAACGGTGAAATTATATTCTACATGCTTTTTAGGGGGAGGGTATGCCTGACATTTTCTACCCGCATGACTATCTACCGATGCCGTTACAGGATGGGTACGGATTCCAGCCAGTAAGCCCGTTAAAGCGAACGCAGCTTACCACAGGGCGCGCGCGGCAGCGTCGGGCATATACATCAACCCCGACTCAGGCCAGTGTGTCATGGTTCATGGAGACTGACGGGCAGGCTCAGTTGTTTGAAGCCTGGTATCGGGAAAAAATAACGGATGGCGCTGACTGGTTTTATATGAAGCTACAGACCCCGCTAGGTGTGGAGTTTTATAAATGCCGGTTCACTGATATCTACGAGGGTCCAACACTGGTGGCGCCGGTTTACTGGAAATTCACCGCGACACTCGAGCTATGGAAGCGACCTGTGCTGCCTGATGGATGGGTCGATTTCCCTGATTTCATTATCAACAGCGATATTCTCGATCTGGCAGTCAACAGGGAGTGGCCTGAAGCATGACAATTCTCAACCGTCTTTATGCCAGCAGCGGGCCTGAAGTCATTATTGAAACGCTGCAAATCAATATCGGGGATGAGGTCCATTACCTGTGCAACGGGTACGACGATATCACCGCGACAACAGAGAACGGAGACACCGTTGAGTTCAAAGCCTGCGCGATGGATGTCGCATTACCAGCACGTAATGATGATGGAACTCAGGATTTAAAATTTGCGCTCTGCAACGTTGATGGCAAGGTTTCAACGGCCATTCGAAATACCATTAACAATCTCAACTCGGCATCTCTGACATATCGTAGTTTCATCTCCACGGATTTAGCCGCGCCAGCTGCCGTCCCTTACACCCTGGCGATTAAGCCAGGTTACTGGACAGCGACAGAAGCACAGATCACTGCGGGTTACATGAACGTGCTGGATACTGCGTGGCCCCGTAATCGTTACACCCTGAATTACTTCCCCGGCCTGCGTTACGCCAACTAAGGAAAATCTATGTTCAATCCTGAGAAATACCGTTCAGTCACCTGGCTGAAGGGCGGCAGGGTGTTCCCGCAACTCGACTGCTTTGGCATTGTGAACGAGATACGACGCGATTTGGCGATGCCGGAATGGCCTGATTTTGCCGGTGTGACCAAAGATGGCGGCGGCCTCGATCGGGAGGCCAGAAAGCTGATGCTTTCCCTGCAACGTTGTGAGCCCTGCGAGTGTGCCGGTGTGGCGTGCTACTCCGGCTCATCGGTAACGCATGTGGGGATCGTCGTCAGTATTGGCGGCCAGTTACATGTAGCCGAATGCAACCCGGGAACGAACGTCACGTTTCTGCCGTTGCCGCGATTTAAGCGGCGCTTTGTCAAAGTGGAGTTCTGGCAGTGATTAGAATCTACCCCTCCCGGCTACCTGGTGAGCCGCTTGAAACGCATGAACACAGGGCGATGACGCTGCATGCGTGGATGGTTGAAAATGTTGAAAGCTACAGTGAGCGTGAGAGACATCCTGTATCGGTTGAACTGGGCGGCGTTAACATTCCGCCTGAGCAATGGCCATTGTGCTATATCAGACCTGAAAGCGATGTGCGTATCTATCCCGTACCCTACGGGACGGGGCTTGAGATAGCCGCGTGGGCTGCGGTGGCCGTCGCCGTTGCGTCTGCCGCATACACGCTTTTCATGATGTCGGGCCTGGACTCCGGCGGATATTCCTCTTCGACAGGCAGAAGCCTCGACCTCAATCCGGCAAAAGCGAACACAGCCAAACTGGGTGACCCCATCCGTGAGGTCTTTGGCCGCCGCCGCATTTACCCGGATTACGTGGTTCAGCCGGTTACCCGGTTTGACCCTGCCGATCCGACGATCATGCGGGTTCATATGCTGGTCTGTCTGGGGATGGGTAATTTCTCATTCTCTGATGGTGATCTGCGTGTGGGAGATACGCCAGCATCATCCCTTGATGGATTCAGCCACACCCATTACTCACCTGGTGCCGATGTATCCGGCGATGAACGTAGTGAGAACTGGTTTAACTCCACAGAGGTGGGCGGAACGTCTTCAGGCACTGGCCTTGATATGGCGCAGACCTCACCAGATTCAGACGATATTATCGCGGACAGCATGACTGTATCTGGCGCAACCGTAACATTTACCGGGCTTGATACGGATGACGACGATGATGAAGATGAGGACGATAATGCGCTGCCTGACAGCTGGGTGGAAGGGACCATTGTAGAGATTAAGGCGCCGACTAATTTCCTGATCACAACTTCATCCGGTTACAGCGTATTTGCCAGTAAGCTGATCACTGAACTTGCACCGGTAACAGGCATGCCAGTGACGCTGAGTTTTAACAGCGTCGATTACGATTTGTTCATTGCCTCCATTACTCCTGGACAGGATGCGGTGCCGGGTGAGGGCGGTAGTGCGGCAAAAATTCAGGCCAGTGCAGCGCCCACTACCTATGATTTTTCGGCAGGCAGCACCACGTTTACGCTGACCTGGCAGGGGGCAACTTATCCGGTATCTCTGGTTGCTGATTATGTGAATATGTCCGGCCTGCTGGCCGCTATCTCGGAGGGGCTGACCGGTTCGGGTCTGGTCGCGCAGGACAATGGCGGAACCGTGTTGATCACGGAGGAATCCAGCCCGTTTGTTGGTGGTTCACTCACCTCGTCATCACTTCCTGTGTCTGTTTTCGGCGATACCCCAGTCTATACAGCCGGCACAGCATCCAGCGGTGGCAGTGCAGCTGTCACGGCTAATGTGACCCTGGCCTATAACAGTGCCACCGGGACCGCCTTTTCAGGTATGCCGGAAGGCACGCAGCGATTGTCCCTGGCACATCGCGGGAATGAATATCAGATTGTTGCCACCGACGGGACCACGGCGACCGTCAGCCGCCTGGTGATCGGTGTGGTTGACGATACCTGGCCGGGATTCTCCCCCAGGACGATGATCGACTATGAAGCCACCGGCCTGAACGACAGCGACACCTGGATGGGCCCGTTTCTGGCCTGCCCTGAAAACGAAACCGTTGATGCCTTCGAAATTAATATGTCCTTCCCGAGTGGACTTTGTGGTTTTGACAGCAAAGGCAAAAAGCGTATTCGTCACACCGGGATCGATGTGCAATACCGGGTGTACGGGAGCGGTGGAAGCTGGCAAAACGTCTCGTTTGCTTATGCTGAGAAAAACGTTAATGGTCTGGGGTTTACTCACCGGATTGCATTACCTTCACCTGGCCTGGTTGAGGTTCGCGTCCGCAGGCAGAATGAGCAGGGCAGTAACAACGCCCGAGACAACATGTACTGGCAGGCACTCAGGGGGCGGCTTCTGACGCGTCCGGCCTCCTATGCTGGCGTGACTCTGTTGGGCGTAACGGTCGAGACTGGCGGGAAGCTGGCGGCACAGTCCGATCGCCGGGTGAACGTCGTAGCCACACGCGTTTATGACTCAGGTACACCGCGAACGATTTCCGGCGCGCTGCTGCACGTAGGCAATTCCCTTGGCCTTCAGATGGACACAGAGACCATCAGCGAGCTGGAGTCGATGTACTGGACGCCTGGCAACGAGTATTTCGATTTTGCTACCGGCGACAGTCTCTCCGCCCTGGAGATGCTGCAGAAAATCGCGAATTCCGGGAAATCCTATTTCCTGCTCAGTGATGGCCTGGCGACGGTCGGGCGTGAAGGGGTTAAGCCCTGGACAGGTATTATCACGCCGCATGAAATGACGGAAGAGCTGCAAACAGGGTTCTCAGCGCCGTCTGATGACGATTATGACGGTGTTGACGTTACCTACATCAACGGCACTACCTGGGCGGAGGAGACAGTCCAGTGCCGCACGACTGACAATCCGACACCGGTCAAAATCGAGGATTATAAACTCGATGGTGTTCTGAACCGGGACCACGCCTGGCAGATTGGTATGAGACGCCTGATGAAGTATCTGCATCAGCGGTTGACGTTCCAGACCACAACGGAGCTGGATGCGCTGTGTTACAACGTCGGCGATCGTATTGTCCTGACGGACGACATACCGGATTCAGCGACGACAATCAGCTGCCTGGTGGAATCTATGTCGACTGTTGATGGCATCTCGATACTGACGGTCACTGAGCCGCTCGACTGGACGTATCCGAATCCCCGTGCGCTGATCCGTTATCAGGATGGATCGGCGTCGGCGCTGATGGTGGCAACAAAGGTCGGGGATTATCAGCTGTCAGTCCCCTGGCTCAGCGAGTTCGACGACATTGATTTCACCACACCGTCCATTGAGCCAGTGAGGCTGATTTTCTGTGATTCATCGCGTACGGGCTATGACGCGATTGTTTCAGAAATTGCCCCGCAATCTGACGGGACGTGCCAGGTCACCGCAAGAGAGTACCGCGCGTCATTCTACGACTACGACAACGCCAGCTACCCCGGCGACGTTGCATAAAGCATAAATAACTCTCAACAACCCGCTTCGGCGGGTTTTTTGTTATAGGGCGACTATGAGCACATACAAAACGAAAAATCCTTTAGGGTCCGCTGCCGTAAAGGACCTGTACGATAACGCCGAAAACGTGGATAAATTCGTTAATGACAGGACAAAAGAAGAGCTCGATGACCGGTTAGGAGTGCTCCGCAAAACCTGGTACGGCATGGAGATGATCTTCAGTCGCTTCATCACGTATATCACGGGGCGTGGCGAGCAGGCGGTTGCATCTATTGGCTGGCAGGAGCTGGGAAACTGGGCGACAGGCCTCACAGTCGATAATCGCCAGCAAATCGTTTACTACAATGGATCCTGGTATAAATATCTTGGAGAGCTGGAACATGTCATCGCGGGGGATTCTCCGGAGAACGATGGCGGGGTGTGGTCGGCGGAAAACCCGACGGGAAAATGGTCGAATATTGGTGATGCAGCTCTTCGCTCAAACCTGCGTTCAAGCGAAGAGGGGTTCGGTGCAGATTTAGTTCAAACGACAATAGGTAAAACTGTCGGAGAAATTGCCAGAGCGCCAGCAGTCATCACGGGCCGGGTAAATATCGTTAATGCCCGATGGAATGCCCCATCGTTGTATGCAGAAGAGCCTGAAGCTGCTGCAGCAAATGCTGCGGCAATAAACATGATGTTTTCGGCAGGCGGAAGACATGTCGAACTCGATACTAAAGCCCGTTGCGTTAACTCCCCTCTGATCTTCCAGAGTAGTCTTGGTATTTATGGCGCAGGCCGGGAGACCACCTCTCTGATTTGGACAGGGGGCGATCTGCCTGCGCTCGCTCGTCCGAATTACACGGACAAAGATGCTAAGGGCTTTTCCAATGTGCGCGTGCATAATCTGAAAATAGTAGATCAGGCACTGGTACGGAATAGTTATTACACAATAGACCTGTTCAACGGCAACAGTAGTGGGCTTGACAATTGCTGGATTGACTGCCCCGGACGTTACGACGCGGATGGGAATCAGATTATCACCTCCGACCGCTATGGTGTTGCTCTGGGAATTGCCAGAAACAGCACGCTTAAGGGTGATAATGGCTTTGTATTTCATGTACGCAATTCACGAATCGCCAAAGACACATTAATGGCGAATGGTACCGACGGATATATCTCCGGCTGCGAGTTATGGGGGGATTTCAGAAACCGGGCTGTAGAAATTAGTGGCGGATGTACTGTTGATGGCGGGACACAAATTGTTCCAGGGCATGAGTCGGGGATATTTTTATTTAATGACAAAGGCTACAACATTGATACGCTCAAAGTCATAGGAGTTTACTTTGATGGCTCCACTGACGTGGATTTATTCACGGGCTGGGGGATTTTGTCAGCGGAAGGAATTGGACTCGTTAATGCGAATATCAGCAGTTGCAATTTCTGGCACATGAATAAAGGTGGCATTTATGTTGCCAAAATATATTCGTCCAACATCAAATCCAATACATTTACCGATTGTGATTCCGACGACACCGGGGAAGACGATATTTACTGTGATGATGTGTATGGCTCATCGATCATTAACACACATTCCCGCAGTCTTGCACCTAAGAACAACGACGCAACCAGGGGGAACCTCGGCAGGAATTATTCCATTACGGCGAAAGTGGGGTATCCACTGAGCGAGCTGGGCGGACCGGTAAGCTTCAATACAACCTACTCCCGCAGCCGTGTGACGAACCCGACTTATGCACGACAGGCTGGCGGATCATTCGCCTCATCCTTTCCGTATGGTGCGCTACCTGACGCAGCTGCACGCTACGGTGAAATCATTGTTGTAAACGGGAAACCGTATGCCTCGGATGGTGCATCGTGGCGTGATATGTCGGGCGATCCACTCGCCCTGGAAACGGCGACTGACCTGCATGCACTGACAGTCAGCTATCCATACTACACATCCGATATTACGATGCACAGCAATATACCCGCAGGCCTGACCGGTGCGGCGCAGATTGAGGTTGGATATATATCGTCAGGATACAGGGTCATCACGGTAATTTCCCTGAAAGCCTCGGGAGGGATTTATAAACAGCTCTTAACTGGGGGTTCAACACCAACATGGGGCTCATGGTTAAAAATTGCATAAAGGGAGAGTGATTTATGAGTTTTACCGTCTCTAAAACAATCCGTAAATGCGGCTATTACCCTGATTTAGGTATTCAGGAGCCAGCAGAGGACATTACTGTCGATGTGACTTATGAGGTGACCGGGATAAAAAGCCTTTACGGTCAGCTGGGTATTGCCACCTACAGCATGTCCACAGCAGGCTGTTCCGTAGTGGGCGAAAGGGATTTTGAATTTGAGTGGGCTGGTAACGGAAATCCTCTCGATGCTGCTGAGGACGCTCTAACTAAACTGATTCAAGGATAATGAAAACGCCCCGACAATAGCGTCGGGGGGGAATAAATATTCAAGTTACTGCCTTAATTCTGCCACAGTATATCCATCAGGAATTTTTGCGTCTACGTTTACTGCAGCATTTATTTATCCCGGCTAAAACTGGAAACGGCAGAACCATCAGAGCTTAAGTACGATGGAGAATTCCAGTCTTTTCCAATCAGTGGGTCGTCTTTTTTATCAGGTTTCGAGTTTAGCGTGTTGTTAATAGCGTTGTCAGAATCTGTAAATTCAGATCCGGATAACATTTGGTCATTACCATCCTCAAGAGGACTTGTGCTGGTTAAAGAACCATCGCTTGAATATGTTTCCTGTCCATTGATTTCATTTTGAATGCTATCAGTTGTGGTTCCGTCATCATTAATGCAAAACGAGCCGCCAAGACCATTGTCCTCACAATCTTCAGCATACGTAGGATGTAAAAAAAGAATCAGGTACAGTACTAGTATTCCTGTTATGTTTTTTTTCATTTTTTACTCCAGAGTGGATTGGCTTAACTAATTGATACTAAATGGATTGTAACTCATATCGTGTGAATGATTGTAAAATACGGTTAACAATTATCTTGATAAACATACGAATCATCGACAATGGACGCTATGCAGTTGAACAATTAGTAGTTGATGGCGGGCATGACTTCAGGAATTGTTGGACGGGCTGGCCGAAAACTGGTGAACGGTGATACCCGGCTGCAGGTGGGCGACGTAATCGGGGGTGGTGTTAGGTCCGTTTACAATGCAATACACCTACAAAAAATCCCCCCGAGCAGGCACACCCAGGGGGAAAGTACTTCATAACATTATTGCTGTGTGCGACTTTGCGCACTCCTATCCTCTAGGAAAATTCCTGGATTATCGAGATAAATTTAACAGGTAGGAGGAGGGGGAATGGGGAGCTGTTCTCGTGGGGTGAGTGGATTCCTGTCTGATCGTGGTATGAAGATGAGTAACAGAATTTTAACTGCTGTTGTCTGAAGTTAACATCCGGGATAATAGGTTTAGTAATTGTTGATGGTGTATTGGTTTCAAAATGAATGTGAAAGGTACGTTATCATTCGAGCAGTTTTTAGCAGTTAAAGATAAACTTATTGATATTTCAGATACATGGTCAGATTTGTGGGCTTTGACCTTTTACACTGGGGCGAGCGCAGGAAGGTTGATTGCTCTTAGGTACGACCATGTTGACGACAATGCTATGCTGCTGCAGGGATCGCGGCACTTGAAAGCGCTGTGCGTTGAATTAAGTCCTCCAGCAGTAGCAATACTCAATCGCAGACGGGAAAAATATCCAGACGATATCTTCGTTTTTCAAAGTCATTCGAACCGTGTGAAGTATGAACGACGGCCAGTGACTTTGATTGCGTTCAATACTGCTCTAGGCCGGGCGGCTAAACCATTATCAGATGTTACGGTGAGCAGTAGCAGCGCCAGAAAAGTGTACCGGTACACACCTCACAGTTGACCGCATACAAAGATCTGCAGGGTTAGTAGTTGCTAATATTCAAGCCAGAGATTGTATGGCCGTTCACCATTATCGATGTAAAAGAGGTGCGAGTTCTGCTGCGATAGATTTTTTGCGTCCTACCTCAAAACAGCATGCATTTTCGCATCCTGAAGGACAGAATCGGCATCTAAATTCCAGCAGGGCGGTCCTTCTTCCACGCCAAGAGCGGACGTAACCTAGTCATCTGTGGATAAAAAAATCTTAATAAACTGAAATATAGGATAATGAATCACTACTGTTTAATTACTTGGTATCACATCTTTTTATGGTGATTTCAGTGTGATAATGTATTTATTCCCGCTTGGTCAATAAGTGAGGCTGTCATGGGCGCAGAACATAAGTTAAAGAGCTTAAATGTCATGGAGTCAGAGATTGATTCTCGAATTAAAGAATTCAATGCAAAACGTAATTATAACCAGAGAAAAGGTGAGATGTTCTCCATTGCACAATTTGTTTTGG